CTTTCACGGTAACGCCAGCCACATTACCGGTGGTTTGCAGCGCGGCGGTGAGCAGATTGGTGGCCTGTTCCGCTTCCTTAAATTCGCGGATCGCACCGGCGGTTGCAAGACCGATAGTGCCTAATATCGCGGCAAGAGCCAGACCCACAGGGCCAAGCCGCGCCAGCGAGAGTCCAAGCGTTCCCGCGCCACCGGAGAGATTTTCCAAACCGTAACGTAGCTGTTCGCCCGCCACATTCACCGCAAGCAGTGACCGCGATGCAGGCGCGGTCGAATCCTTAATGCGCTGCATGGCCTGCACCGCAGCGTCACCGGTCAGCGTTATCTGCTTGCGGCTATCATTGCCGCCGATAACCGTCAGCCGGATGGAGATGTTCTGTGTTGCTGTCTGCATGTTTTTTTACCGCTTCCCGAAGTCCGTCTTCGGCATGTTCAATGAGGAGCAGCGTGGCTTGCAGGTCATAGCCAAGTGCCTGCGCCACGGAGATGATGGTTGGCACATCGAATCCGGCGATGCTGCCGCTCGGATAGAATTTGAGCTGCCCGCTGCAACGCTGAATCACTTCCCATACTTCAAACCCCTCGGGCGTGAGGGGTTCGTTTATGCTGTAAGGGCAAGGCTCTCCGGTGACGGGGCTGCATTCCCCTCTAGCGCAGGGGAGCCCTTCGTCGTGGCAGACTCGGCAGTATCTTGACCCGCCGCCGAAATGCCACTCGGCGCGAGCCCTGATCCGTTTCCCTCCGCATCCAGCAGCGACAGGGAATTGGTGTATTGCTTCCAGAATTCCTGCGCCATGAACCAGATATCCATCAGATCATTCACCGTCTGGTCGCTGATCGGAGCCAGCGCATCGCTGTCGGGCAGCATGACGCCTTCCCATTCAATGATCGCACCGCGCCCCAATGCCTTAATCAGCAGTGATTCCGAGAGGGCAAGGCGTGTCTGCTCATCGTCTACGTCCGGCAGCGTGAGATCGGTTTTGCACGCCTCGCGCAGTGCGATGATCTGCCTGATCACTTGCGACTGTGCCGCGCTCATGACGGCGGTGGTGAGCGGACGCACTTTCACCCGCACGGAGGCGGGAAGTTGCATCCAGTACGGTTCTTTTTTCAAATTGAGTCTCAGCATGGCACTCTCCTATGGGTAAGAGGTGACATCGTTTTTGAGGACGACCGTCACCGATTTGGTTAATCCTTCGTCATACACGCCCAGCCAGTTGAAGCTGGCCTGCACGCCGCCCGGCCCACCAATCGGCATGCGCGGTCGCGGCAGGTACACTTCGTGGAATGTCCAGGTGAGCGAGAAGTTGTTGCCCTCCAGCCCCGCCAGCTTGTAGGCAAGCTCCAGATCGATGGCGGTGTTGTTGAGCGCGTCATCGACCAGCGTTGTATCGGCGAAGCGCACATCGATGCTGCCGGTGATGTTGATGATGGTGGGGTCAACGCCTTCGATCAGCGCGTCATTGCGGATGGTGGAGATCGCCTCCAGCCCATTGCTGTAAGTAAACTGCGCGCCGGTGACGTTCGCCAGCGACACGCCATTACGCTTGATCGAGCCGTTGAACTGGCTGAAAGGCTTATAAACCCTGCTTGTTGGTGTGCCACCCTGCGTGGTGGCAAAGCGGGTTTCGCCCTGGGCGATGACGTTGAGCGTGGCATTCGCTGCGCCGGAGCGCTGGAAGTTGAACGCCATTGAGTTGAGCAAGATACCGGTATGCACAAAATACGCCGGTACATTCGCATGGCCTATTTCAGCGGCGAAGGATGGAAGCGTTGCCGCACCGCTGATAAACGTATGGGTGAATCCACCACCCGATAATGTCGCACCGCTTGCCACGCCGTTGGCATTGCCGGAGGCAATCGTGAAGTTGTTGCCGACAGCGCTCAGCGTATCATGCACAATGTTAAGTTTTGTGCCGCCTCCGTTCGAATAGGTGGCTGGCGTGATGCTGGCATTGACCGAAGCGTTGAGATCAGTCGCCAGCTGAGTAAGTGTGGCGTTTAGGTTTGCGCCGATATTGGTCTGGCTGCCAGTGGCACCGCTGGCAACAAACGTCCATACCACGCCGTTGATGGTGATGGTATGGCCTGCGCTTGGGTTAGCGGTGAAGGTGATGTCGCCGGTTGCGGCCACACCCGCCGTGGTGGGGTTGCCGAGTAGAAGTTGAAGCCAGCGACCAAAATCGCGGCCTTCAATCGGCACCACGAAATTGCCCTGATCGTTGATCACATCGCGGAAGGGCGCGCGCGGTTCGCGGCCTTGTCCAAGCAGATCAGAACTGATCAGTCCTTGTTCTGCGCTCAAATCCGAAGATACGAACGCGAATTTTTCCCAGTTGCCGCTGGGTTTTGTGCCGTAGACGCTTTCTTTCAAGGCAAGCAGTGATGTTGCCGAGCCATAGGATCGTGCCATAAATATTCTCCTTTTATGTTGGGTTAATTGAGCGGGTCAGTGGTGAAGTACCGGATCATGATCAGCACGCTTGCCGTGCGTATCGTCGCCGCACCTTCAATCGGCTCCTGCTGAAAATCCGGCGATCTGGCCTCGACCCACTCGGCAAGACCATTCAGCGTGCGATTTGCGTTGATGACGCTGCCAATGCTCACAAGCAGACTGTCAATCTGGCTATCGCGCAGCGCGGCATCCGATTCCTGCACAATCACTTCGGCGGTCACGAGATGCTCGTAAATATAGGTGAGCGGCGACAGCAGCACTTCCGGCTCTTCCTCAGTGCCGTCGCGCAGGATGATCATGCCGGTGTCCGGTACTTGCGGCGGCTTATCAAGATTGCGATAGACCTTGATGCTGCTGGTTTCTAACGCCTTCATTTTGGCAAGAAGCGTCGATAATACCTGTTCACGTTTGCTCGGCATTGGGCGTGACCTCCGGCCAGTGTTTTAATATTGCCTGTGATATTTGCGGCTCCCACCGCGCCACCACGCGCTTGTAATCGAGCCGTTTTTTTAGCTGCGCTTGCGGTATGAGCAGGAACATGACCACCGTGGTGAGACCACGCCCTGATCGCAGCGCCGTATCGGATGCTCTGCGGAAGCCACCGCCCCTCTTAGATGAAGATTGGCCCGTACCGGCGCGCAGATTATCGACCACCAGCAAAGACACCGCGCCGCGCCGATAGACAAAACGCAGCCGCCCCAGCGAATGTTCGGGGAAGTTCGACGGCGTGATGCGCTTGCCGCCCACGCCGCGCTTCGGTGCATTTTCAGTCGGGATTGCCAGAAAGAAGCCATCCTTGCTTTTGATCAATACGCCGTCATCAAAGGCACGGATAATTTTTGGCGCTTTGGAAAATATCCAGCCCGCCGCCTCAATCGATTTTCTGCCTTTGGGGTAGATGTTCGACTGCCAGCTTTTGGCAAGGCGCGCACCCAACCCCGCCGATTGTACCTGCGCGCGGAGTTCGTTTTTGATGGTATTGGTGATCTCGGTAATACCAGCAGTGACCGCAGCTTCGGCGGCCTCAGCCTGCGCCTTCATGAACTTATGCAGATTGCCGGTGATTGCCGTTTCAAGCCGCATAACAATCCACCTGCCATGTCAGGCGTTCGCTATCGCGGCGTGGCGCTCCCTGAACGACATAACTCACCGCATTGATCAGAAAACTGTCACCCGCCACCAGCGTCGGGCAGTCGGTCACCTGCACTTCCAGCACGAGGCTGGGTGTATGCACCACCGACTGCCCGATATTTTGATACAGATCGGGCGCGCGGGTGACCACGCGCACCGTCTTGTTCACGCCGATTGCCGGAATGAACGTGGCATTTGCTGCCAGATTCACATCCGAAAATAGCGTTTTTATTGCTGTATCAAAACAATTCATGGGATCGCTCATGTGCCGCTAGGCTGGCATTAGCCGATAAAGGCCGCGTTGAGACGCACGTTACCGACCGTGTCACCGGTCAGCGCTGCAGCATGTGCAACGCCGATCAGCTTGTTGGTGGCAACCGTGGTGGTACAGTTACGCGCCGCGTTATCCCAATAAATCAGCGCACCCACCGTCCATGCCGCGCCCGTTGCCTTCGTGAGGGTAAATACGCCTTCTAACAGCGCTTCCACATCGGTGCTGATCGCGGCATCCGCCGAGGCCACGCCGAAGATCGAACCCACGAGCAGTCCTTGCCCGGAGGTGAGTGCGTATGGTGCAGTAAGCGTGATGGTTTTGCCTTCCATTACAAAGTTTTTCATGAGGATTCTCCTTAAAATTGAGTGAATAAAAAAGCGGCCAAAAGCCGCTGGTGTTAAGGGAGGACAGTAGTCCGACCCAGCCTTGAGCGCGCCTCATGCGAACGCAAGCAGGCGTTCGCGGAGGCAAAACAGGATTACACGCCGTTATTTTTCCAGAACCCTCTCCAGTCGATGGCTTTGGCGGCGAAGTCGAGACGGGCTTTGAGTTCCACGCCATCCACATCAAATCCAACGCGGTTTTCGAGATACACACCCTCTTGTCCTTCGAGATAACAATACTCGATGGTGTCGATCTGCGCGGGATCGGCAGCGAGGTACCACGCCGTCAATGAATTCGCATCCAGACGCGGCTCTGCAACCACCTGCATGTTGTTAGCAAAGGGGTTGAAATCACTGTTTTTGGTATAAACGATGTTGGTCTGCGTTACGAATTGTTGTGCAATCGTCTCCAAGGACGCAGGCACCAGCAGGTTTTTCGGCTGCACGTTAATGAAGCGTCCGTTCAAGCCTTTCTGCTTGCGCATGGCGGCACGCGCTTCACCCAGCGTCGCCACTGCAATGGCGGCATTGACTGCTGCCAAGTTACCGTGTGTCGCGGTGTTAAAGAGCGCCACCCCGTCACCCATCGCGGCATTCGCCGTGATGATGCCCCACACCGTGTCGCTTTCCAGATATGCGGCAGCGCGTCCGAACATTTCCGGCAAGCGGGTGAATGCGCCAAGATCATCGTTGATAATGGTCTGGCGCGTGATCGCCACTACCTTGCCGTAGGTCGCCAGCGCATATTGCTCACGCGCTTCACCTACAGTGCCGCGCTTGAATTCGCCAGACTCGTTCACCTTATCGAGCGTCGGCGCATCGCCTAATTGTGTGCGGGCGATGGTTTTGAAGTCGGGATTGGTGGTCTGGCGGGTGAAGGATTTAAAGGTCTGGGGTGCGGCTTCATAGGCGCGGCGCAGCGTTTTGTTTGCCACGTTTGCCAGAATGAAGGGGAAATCGCTGGTTGAGTGTAAGCCACCACGAGTTTCTAAGCCCAGCATCATGCCTGCCGATTCCGATTTCGACATGCCGCGCGTGCGTACTCCGCGACGCTCCAACAGATCGCGCCCGATTTCCATGAGGGACATGCCGCGATATTCACGCGCGCCACCGTCCAGCTGGTAAGTTTTCGGATCGTGACGATGCAGAAGCGCGTTTTCTACCATCGCGCGCGCCGAGTCGAGCTCGTCACGGGTGATGGTAACATGGGAGCGGATTTCGCCGCCTTCGCCGCTGCGCCTCGCCATTTCATCGAGTACGGCTTTGCGGGCATTCGGGATACTCACATTGTCAGCCACGAGTTTTTGCGCGAAATTATCGGATAGCATGGCAGCGCGGGTGATCTTCTGAATCTCCGCAATGCGGTTGCGTTCCAGCCGCGCGCCCTCGGCGCGTTGATGCTCCGGATGCGCCGGCTGCGGATCGTCCGCCGGATTTTCAGCCGGAGGTGTAGCAGGTGGGGTGGGATTATCGGCAGGAGGATTTTCTGCCGGATGGGTTGCGGGAGCGGGTTGTTCCTGCGGTTTGTTGTCAATGTCATTCATGGTACGGTTCTCCTTTTGGGTTGGGTTGGTAATAATTTCACACGGGAAAATGTGTGGGTTAGAGCGGATGCCAGCGCCAGCATCCGCGCCGATAGGAACCAGCGAGATTTCATAAGGTTCCCAATCAATGGCGCGGTACAACGGTACCTTGCCATCTTCGCGTATGACCTCGTATCTATGGACACGATAGCCGACGCTGACATTCCGGATGATGCCATCCAGAATTTTTCGGATGATGGGTTCGTTTTCCGACCCACCATCAATCTTGAGGCTTGCTCTGCCGACACTGCCTTCGATGCGTGCAGAATTCGGCATCACCACACCGAGCACGTCATCGAGCGTGTAATCGCTGTGCGTGTTCAGCACCGGTGCCGCGCCTGAGTTCAATCTTCCGAGGCGAATAGCGGTGCTATCGACCACCAATTCCTCGTCATACATTTCGTCATTGACGTAGCTGTATTTACGGACGGTAGCGCCGGTGGTAAAAACCACATCAAAGATGCGCGTGCCGTTATCGGCGCGGACTTCTTCAAGCGTCGCCAGCCTCGTCTGTAGCGGTAGATTCATCCTCGTCATCGAGGCCGAGATCGAGTTCATCGTTTGTGGTTGCATCGGAATTTCCTCCTTTGTCAGTTATTTGCAGTACGCCGCTCTTGGCGGTTTTGCGCGGATCGCCGTCGAGAACGGTGCCATCGGCATCCAGTTGCTTGTTGGTTTCGGCGATTTCTTTCAGCTGTTGATCGGGATCAAAACCATGCCGTGCAATGGCTTCTTTCAGCGTCAGTGTGCCGTTGCGCATCATCAACGTGTCAGCCTGCGCGTCTTTCACCGGATCGATCATCTCGAATTTCGGTGGTGTCCAGCTCACCGCATAATCCTGCTTGGGGATCAGCCCGGCGATATAGGCGTGATCAATGAAGCGCCGCCACACCGGATTGCATAGCTTCGGCACAAACACATGCCAGCGCAGCGTTTCAATCAGGCGGCGGAATTCAAGCAGGCCGGCGCGCAGGGAACTATAATTCACTTGGCTTAAGTCACCGGTCAACTGCTCGTAAGTAATGCCAAGCCCTGCGGCAATGGCATGCAACTGCACGCGCTCGTAAGCCTCATAATTGCCGTCACTCGACGGGCTGCCAAAGCGCACATCCTCGCCCGGCTGGAGATATTCGATCATGCCGGGGCGGAACTCTTCCACCTTCTGCGGTGCGGCGGGTTGACCGCTTTGCCCGCTGGTATTTTTTACCACCACGTTGCCGACAATCGGGCCGTCCGCACCGCTGTTCTGCACGACAAACGCGGCAAAACAGGCCTCGATTTTCTTGCGCCATAATTCCGCATCATCGTAACCGTCAAGATCGCGCATCCGCACCATCGAAGGCGCAAAGGCGGTCACGCCGCGAATCTGCCCGGGGCGGCGCTTCCTGAATATATGCACGATCTGTTCGGCGGGAACGCGCACGCTTTGTAATGCCGAGGGGCGGAACATAGCGTTTTCGCCCGGATGCTGCTGCCACATCCAGTAAGCAACGCGGCGATTCTGGCTGTCAAATTCGATGCCCTGATTGATGTAATTGGTGCCAGACTGCAGATTGGTCTTGGTGGTGTCCAGAAAATCCGCCTCCAACACCTGTATCTGAAACGGCACCACGCTGTTTTCAACAAACTGCGTCCCACGAAAACGAATGAAGCATTCGCCGCTTTCGAACATCGCGCCCGCCACCAGCGCCTGCATTCCGTAAAAATCAAGATCGCCGTCGACATCGCAAACACTTGTCCATATTTCCCACGCCGCCATGATCTGCTTATTCAATTCTTCCGACTGCGTCCGCGCCTGCGGAATGATGCCGGTGCCGATGGCGTTGCCGACAAATATTTCCATCGCCTTGCTGCCGTAGCAGTTATTGCGCACGAGATCGCGCGCGCGGTCACGCAGGCGGGAACCGGCATTACCGATTTCCGCATTGGCTGACGCGCCGGAGGTCATCCAGTCATCAATGCGCCGCCCAGTTTTAGCGCCCTCATAGGCGCGTTTTTCGTCGAGCAGCGACATCATCAACCGCGCCTGCTTGCGGCGCACGCCGCTCGTGGGATCAAAAACGCCTATCAGATCATCAAGCCACATATGCTAATCCTTTACGAATGAGGCAAAGGATGCTCGGCTCTTTGAGCCACTCGAAGCGGTGCTTAACTGATCGCGGATCAGATCGCGCGCCTTGATCAGCTCCGCCATCGTTTGGTAGCGCACGGACTTATCGCCCACGCGCACCTCCAGCGTGCCGGAGGCAATCGCCGCTTCCAGTGCATCCAGTTGCGTTTGTGTAAATGCCATTATTTCCTCATCCAGTTATCCATGCGCGGTATCCACGGCTGCTTCGGCCGGTACGGCTCGTGCGGCGGTTTTTCCTCACCCGTTTCCGGCACAGGGCGTGGACGGAAAAGCATCTCTTCCGCCAGCTGTTCCAAATTCGGACTGAGTAATTTCAGCGCCGCCAGCGCGTAGACCGTGCAATCGAGTACCTCGTTGCGGGCGCGGGTTTTAATCCACTCCCGCCGCGCCACACCTTTGGTAAAGCGCGTGACTTGTTTTTCCGCCGTCAGCTGCAGGAAATATTCGCGGTCACGCTCCACCGGAAAATGAAAATAGCCATGCCCTGGCTCGGTAATGCGCAGCCTACCGAATACGACTTCTTTGCCCGTATCGACGCCGATGGGGTAAAGGCGTATTTTGTAGCGGTTATTGCGCGAAGGCCTGCCCACCAGTGGACGCGATGGCTGGTTGATGCCCTTGATCGCAAACACTGCACGCGTCGCACGCTTGCCGCAGAAATCATAGACCATCTGCGTGTGATGCCCACCGGAGTCCACGCAGGTGCAGGCGATGTTGAGGTAAAGCCCTGTTTTGCTTTTGATCGGCTGCTGCAGATACGCATCCAATTCCTGCCACACTATCGGCTGCGCCGGATCACCGTAAAAGATACGGTAATCGAGCGACCAGCATTCCTCGCCAACACCCCAGCCTTTGACTTCAATTTCAAGGCGATCACCCTGTACGTCGACACCGGCGGTCACCAGAACCACATCTTCCGGCGCCTCAGAGCCCCAGCTTTCTTTCCGCGCCATGAGGCTGTCGGCCTCGATGATCTCACCGGCTTCTTCCCACGGTTCGCCAAGCGAGGTATTCACCCATGTCTTGAGCGTCTCTGGCAGTTTCTTCGCCTTCAGAAACTCCGCCACCATCTGTGCGAAGCTGACCCACGGCGAGTAAAGCTCGTTAATATGGAAGCCGATAATGCCCTGAAACGGTGCTTCGGCGATCCATTCGCCGCGCACCAGCATGGCGAGTTTTTCCGCATCGGTGATGATGCAGCCGTTATGTTCGCACACATAGGCGGCGGTTTCCGGTCTATGCCGTTCATCGCCTTCTTTTTCTTCATCCTGCTGCCACTTGACCTGCTGCCATTTCAGCGTCTGCTTTTCACCGCAATGCGGACACGGCACATAAAAACGCCGCTGATCGCTATGCTCAAACGCCGATTCAATGCGGCTTGCGCCCTTGATGGTGGGCGTGGACGTCAGCAGCACCTTCCGGTTCCAGAAAGTGGTGGTGCGTTTCTTGGCAAGGCTTACCGGGTCGCCTTCCGTTCCGGCGCTGATAGGGTAGCGATCAACCTCATCGCACAGCACCAGCCGTATAGGGCGGCTTGCGAGTGAAGCAGGGCTGTTTGCGCCTGCCATTGTAATATGCCCGCCTGGGAAACGTTTATGCAGCAGCGTGTTTCCGCTGTCACGCGCGCGAGGGTCTTTAACCAGCCCATGCATAGATTTGGTATCGCGTAGCATGGGCGCGAATCGGTCTTTGCTCCAGGCTTCGGCCATTTCCAGCGTCGGCTGCAGCAGTAGGATGGGTGCTGGGTCAAGCTGTATATGGAAGCCGATGACATTATTGACGATCTCCGTTTTGCCGATCTGCGCCGACGACATGATCACCACCATTTCGGCGCGCGCGTCGCTCATTGCGTCCATCATTTCGCGCTGATACGGAGCGCGGTCAGTGTGCCACTTGCCCGGTTCGGCGCTACTCTCGCTGCTCAAATAGCGGTAATTGTCCGCCCACTGGCTGATCGTCAGGCTCGGCGGCGGGGCGGACAGGCTCGCTGCTTTCCTCAGCATGTCCATCGCCTTCAGGTGCGATGTCTGGCTGTAATGCGGTTTCTTCGGCGGCGGGTTCGTCGTCTCCTGATTCAGATTCAAATCCAAACTGCTCGTCGTCTCCTGCTGCTGGCTCTGGTGGTTGGTCTGCTGGGTCATAGCGTGATAACTCGCTCAATGCCTCGAACACATGCGCGCGCAGCGTGGATTCAATCTCCGGGTAAGTTTTAAGAGACAGCACCTTGTGGGCGCAGCGCACCGGCAGCGCGAGCAGCCGCGACCGAAACGAGGCCACCAGCCCTGACCAGAGCGATTCAACCTCGTCGGCGGCAATCAGTTCTCCATTCATGGCTTTAACTTCTAACTCCGTCTTGTCGGCCTGCGCTTTGAGCAGCCGCGCGCGCTCGATGTAGGTGTCCTGCGGCTCGATCTCGGTGCGCCCTGCGGAGCGATCCTGCAGATATTTGATATAGCCCTGCACGCAACCGACCAGATCATAGCGGCCATTTCTTTCCGGTTTGGGGATAATGCCGTCACGCGCCAGCTGCTGAATGCGCCGCTCCGTCAGGTTGAACAGTTTGGCAAGCGTCGCCAGTGATGCGGTCGGATTTGACATGAAAAAGACACACTTCGAGTCAAGTTAATAATCTCCATAATACATTGATATATAATGCAAATATGCCGTTATTCTGGTTGATTTAATGTCGCTTCGGCGCATTATGAAAAGCGTCCACAGGGGACAACAACAACCGAAAGGAAACGAACCATGCAGAACCAAGCAGAAGCCACCAAAAAATATCTCGACAGCATGCAAGCGATTGATGCCATGCTCAAACGCCTCCGCACCGTCAAAGCAAAGACATTTGCTACCGACCCCAACAAAGTGAATTGGGGGCATGTGGGTGACATGCGCCGCATCGAAATTGAACTCAAAGAATTTAGCGACATGCTTTTTAACGAAGGTGAATTCGCAGCATAAGGAGAACAGCCATGAACAACGAACTCAACGAACTTCTTACCAAAATCGCAAAAGAGCATCTCAATTTTGAAACGCTCGAAGAACGAAAATCCGACAGCCTCGATTTTAAAGATGTCGGTGTGCTGAACGTCAAAGCCGCACTCGAAGCTGCATACGCCGCAGGCAGAGCCAGCGCCAAACGGAAGGGAGCATAACATGAGCAACCGTGTCACCGTCCGCTTTGCGCGCAAGCCTAGCAGCCTTCAGGAAATGAAAGCAGAGATTGATAGCCCACATTGCGAAATTGCCCGCTGCGAAATCGCCGAAACGGTGGAGCTTACCACCGCAGAATACGATAATTTTACACGCCTGATTTACAAAAACTGGCACTGGCTTGAGGGCAAAGGCGGCGACTTAAACGGGGTACGCCAAGTCATCGCCATCACCGCGCCCGACCGCGATACACTTTACGCCAACCCCGAAGGCTACAGCTACGCACGCTACATCGGCACAGCCACCAACAACTGAAAGGAAAAACTATGCTTGCCTCAAAACATTTACTCAAACAGATCTACCGCAAAGAATCCTACAGCTGGGGTGATTTACGCACCTTGCGCATGGGCAATGCCTACACCTGCATTATCCACCCTGAGCATCTTGCCGCCATCAATCGCGGTGAGGATTTTACCTGCGAGCAAGGCTACCGCTGGAAAACCAATATCGATGGCGGCATCGTCACGCTGCGCCACGGCAATGATAAATTTACTATTTCACTCGCTGAACTCAACGCATAAGGAGGCAGTCACTCAGTCTGATTCGGCAAATACTGTACGCACCGTTGCCAGCGTCATAATCAGCGTCATCGGTTGCAACGGCGATTCCACAAACCCACTGGATAGATAAAAGCGTTTGGCCTGTTCTGACAGCGCATGCACCATGATGGCGAACACGCCTGTATCACTTGCAATATGCACCGCGCGCAGCATGGCATCACGCAGCAGCGCACGGCCTAAACCCTGATTATGATATTTCTTATCAATCGCTAACCTGCCAATAAGAAGCACTGGCAGCGGATCTGGCATGTTGCGCCGCATCGCCTTGGGAGCGGCTTCATGGCTGATACCGCCCGCTGACAGGCTGTAATAACCAATCACGCTTCGCCCGTCGCAGATGACAAAACAGCGTGACGCATCGGACGCCTGATTTTTAAGCGCGCGTTTTTTCAGCCAGTGATCCAGCGATAATTCTCCGCAGTCAAAATCATCGACCAGATGGTCGGATGAGATGGGCTCGGGCAGCGAGAGTTTTAGAGATGTCATTTATCCCACGGCGCTTTGGTTTTAAGCAAGCGACGTAACTTATCGGTCGGTGGCAGCGGTTTGTCCAGCATCGCTTTAAATTTAGAAAATACTCCTGTGTTCACCGTAAAAAACGTTTGATCCAGCAACACATCTTCCGCTTCACGGCAAGCAGCTTCAAGCATAAAATCCGAGCGGCTTCGACCAAGACGCTGCGCGGCATGGTCAATTAGGTCTCTCTGCCGCAGCTTGGCGCGGATGTTGATGGAAACAGGTTCGTTCGTTTGTGCATAGGCCATAATGGGTCTCCTTCTATACAAACACTATACAACATTGTATAGAAAAGTGCAATACAAATAATGTGCCATGCATGATGTTGACCTGTCAGAATATTTCACCTAAACTGCTATTCAGAGTGCTGGGTGTGCGGCCTCTGTGCCTCTAACGAGTGACATATCCGCCCCCAGTCATGATTTTCTCCACTTTTTTAATCCGCTCACCCAGCCAGCGCATCGTGCCAGTGTGCATGCTGTTGCCCAGCGCCTTGTAGCGCGGTCCGTCAGCTGCAGGTTTTCCGCGATACGGAATCAGCGTGTAATCATCAGGAAATCCTTGCAGCCGTTCGCATTCACGCGGTGTCAGGCGGCGTATAGCCGCTTCAGTCATGATAGCAGGTCGGTTATCTCCCATTTCTGCGCGCAGCGTTGGGCTGGTCTCAGTCAGATGTCGCGGCCCAGCGTTTCGTGCGATGCTGCCCGGTTCAAATGCAATATAGGTTGAGCGGTCGCCACCAGCGGTGACGGTTTTCGCCTGGTCTGTTTCATTCACATACATGCCACCGTTTGGCCGATCTTTTCTCCGGCCATTGGCATCACAGAAAGTCACGTTATAGGCACGTGCAGGAACAAAGAGCGGCGCGCCGCCCAGCGCATGCTGATCTTCCAGCCCCATTTTATTGCCGTATTGCGCGTGCAGTGTGCAGGCAATATCGGCAGGCCATTGTTTGCCACCCGTCGCATCCACCACATAGGTTTCAAGTTCGGGATCGTGCTTGTTATAGCGCGACATCAATGTTTTTGCGACGGGGCGCATATACCCACCGCTGGCTAGGTCGACATCTGCTCCCCAGCCACCGCTAGAAGCGCGGCTCTTAAATGTTCCGGCAACTTCTTGCCCCGTTTCGCGGCGCGGCGTAATATCCCGCTGCAAGCTTTCGTGCTCAAATAATACCGCTGCGGCAGGTCGCCAGTCTCCAAGATATCCGATAACGAACACACGTCTGCGCCGCTGTGGCACTCCGAAATACTGAGCGTCAAGAATCCGGTAGGAGAACCCATACCCGCATTCCGCCAGCGCGCCGAGGAAGGTTCCAAACGTCCGTCCTCCATCAATCGACAAAACGCCGGGGACATTTTCCCAAACCACCCAGCGGGCGCCAGATTTTTGAGCCAGCCGAATAAATGCGAGTGCGAGGTTTCCTCTGTCATCAGCAAGTCCTTTGCGAAGTCCTGCGATACTGAAGGATTGGCAGGGCGTTCCTCCGACAAGAAGGTCAATTGCGTCATAGTCATGGCTCTCAAGCGTTGTAAAATCATCGTGTAGCGGCACATGCGGATAATGATGCGCCAGCAACGCGCGGGCGAATGGATCAATCTCCGAAAATCCCGCTGCTTCCCAACCGAGTGGATGCCATGCCACTGACGCTGCTTCGATACCGGAGCAGACGGAGAGATAACGCAGCACCATACGGCCATCCATTGAAGTGGGCGGCAGTCAAGCAATTAAGCCGCTTAATATGTTGATAAATAATGCGTTTGTTTGCTTATTCGACTTGATGAATGCGTTATTCGAAGCATTCATGTGGCTGTCCATAAGGACAATGTTTAACCCACAAAGGAGTCCACCATGACCAACGTCACATTAAGCGAAGCACAACACAAAGTTCTCAAAGAAACAGGTAAACAGCCGCAAACCGCTGCGGAACTATTTGCCGAATATTTGCCATCGGGTGCGCGGGGTAAAGTCATCACCGCGCTGCATAAAAAGGGACTGCTCGAGAAGCGCAAAGATGGGCATTACATCACAGAGGCGGGTTTTTACG